GCCCTTACACCAGATGGTAGACCACCTGTCACCTTGTGGGTCTGTACTTCACCTTTGAATGTCCCAGTAATCGTACAATTAGCATACGCTGCGACGGTCTTGTCCATTACGTCGGTGTACTCCTTTTGATGTTGTACCGGAACTGTCTTGAGACCAAAGCTGAAATAGTCCTGGGTTATCCATTGTAACTCCGTTGTTGTAGCCTGATGGTCGAAGCCAGCATAATCAAATGGTAAAGCAAACGCCCCTTCTCTGAATAGTTTGGATGTGTAAGCCACCCTCTGTATGTTCTCAGTCGGGTTCTCATCTAGTGTTATACCCTCCCATTGTTTGTAAAGATGACCGGACTGTCTCATCAAGAAACTCTCGTGTATGTACAATTCAATATTGCTTGCCACGGCTAGCCTGACTTTACCGAGTTCGTTCTTGATTATTGCAGTTGTCCGTTGCACGCCATCCCATGACTTGATAATATCCCAGAGTTCGTCCTTTGTGTAGACATCCAGTATCATGTTCTTCCGCGCCTTGAATTTTCCTAGCTTACCCTCGAATTCCCAAGTCACCTTACCGATTGAACTTGAACCAGCTGTCAACCACAGACCCTCCTTTGTATACGTCTCAAAATCAACGTATTCGAGATCCTCTGGTACCGATGTTATCTGTATCCTCTTGAGTGCTGTCTTGAAATCATGTTCCCAATTACCGCCGTATAGGCCATGTTCATCCCCGCCTTCCGCTAAGTCCGCCAACTCAGCAAAGAAGTCGTAAGGTTTCACTAGACCATCACCGGGAAATGGTAATTGTTGGTAACCAAGTAGAGCTTGCAGTTCTGCAAAGTACTGCTTCTCCTGTTCACTCCTAGTCTTCTTCCTCTTGGATAAGGACGATATCAGCCGCCCTACGTGTGAGAACACTTTCCACGAACCCATGATACCTGTGTTGTATAATCTGATAAACCACATAGCACCATGAGTCTTGAGGTACAACATTAAGTTGCTCATCAGCACGTAATCCAGCTTCAGCCTTCTGATAATATCCCATTCCTCATCAGATAGTGTCCTAACAAGATCGATTGCTTTCAGCCTCCTGATCCTTAGGTCCGCATCAACACGAGCTGGCCAAATTTCTTTACACTCTTCGTCCGTTTTCGGCTTCTCGTGTAGAGCGTACTCGGTTCCGGGTTCATCAACCTTCAACACCATACCCTTGACAATTGCGAGGAATTTTGTCCCATCGTACACCTCGCTGTCGTACAGTCCCCGAGTCACTTGCTCCTCTTGGTCCGCTGCCAGCCTCCTTCCACTCGCATAATACATCCATTCCAGGTCAGTCATAGTGGGTAGGTCTTCTTCTGGAATACGCAAGCGTGCTCCGTAGTACCGCACCGACCTAATTATTCGCTCCCAGTTGTTTCTGGTATCACCTGGTTGAGGATCTCTGGGGCTAGAGGAGCTGTAACCTGGCCGAGTTTGGTTGCCGCGTCCTCGCCCTTCCCAAAATTCTTCGACTCGAAGTCATCCCAACAACTTTGCTCAGTGGCGCTTAGCAGCAGGAGCTCTGGCAACCGACGAACACCGCTGATTTTCCATGCACCGTAGGATAGATCGGCGACCCTTTGTTCAGCACGGATCAGTTGTTGAGCCAAGTTGGCGGGTAAGAAGACGTAGACTCGTGTACCATTAGC